TTTACCAGTTCCATATAATATTGGATTTCAATTAAATTTGATTAGTAAACTTCAAACTGATGCTTTACAAGTTGTAGAGCAAATACTACCATTTTTCCAACCATCATTCAATGTTACGATTGATTTGATAGATGCAATTGGAGAGAAAAGAGATGTGCCAATTATATTGGATAGCACAGCATTTACAGATGATTATGAAGGAGACTTAAATGAAAGAAGAATTCTAATATATACCTTTAATTTTACAGCAAAGATATTTTTATTTGGACCTATTACAGCATCATCTGAAGGACTTATCAGAAAAGCACAAGTGGATCTGTATACAAGTACTGAAACTCAGAATGCAACGCGAGAAGCAAGATATACAGTTGAACCAGATCCAATTGATGCAAATCCTGGAGATTCGTTTGGATTTGATGAAACTTGGGAGTATTTACCCGATTCCAGGGTATATAGTCCAACTCAACATAAAGATATATGATTACTAAAGAGCAAATGGGGGAATCTATTGTGGATATTGAAAGTAGTATTGTTGAAATTGAAGAATCATCAGAAAAAATTAGTATTCAACCAAAACCAAACGATATAAAAAAAGACTATGAATATACAAGAGCAAATTTATATTCATTAATTGAAAAAGGACAAGATGCGATTGATGGCATCATGGAACTTGCAAGTGAAGGTGCGAGTCCAAGGGCATATGAAGTTGCTGGTCAACTTATAAAGTCTGTTGGTGATGTTACAGATAAACTCATTGATTTACAGAAAAAACTTAAAGAAGTTGAGGACGATACACCTAAAACTACAAATAATACTACAAACAATGCAATTTTTGTTGGTTCAACTTCGGAACTTTCAAAAATTCTAAAACAAGGATTCATAAATACAAAAGAGTAAATTATAGTAATGTGTCAAAATTAAAGTCTCATAAAAGTGTAGAAGAAATTGCAAAAAAACATCGTTTAGATGTTTCATTTGTAAAGAAGCAACTTGATATGGGAATTACAATTGAACATGAACATACTAAAGATAAAGATCTTGCCATTACTATTGCACTTCAGCATCTTGATGAGATTCCAGATTATTATATACGTTTGAAAAAAATGGAGAAAAGTGCAAAAAATGAACATCGCAAATTTAAAGATGTGAGTGAAGGAACTCTTCATCATTGGTATGAAGGATCTAAATCTAAAGATGGGAAACCAGGATGGGTTCAAGCAGATGGTTCTCCATGTGCAAATGAACCAGGTGAAACTAAGACACCTAAATGCTTCAGTAGTGGTAGACTCAAAGCATTAAAAAATAAAGGGAAGAAAGGTATACGTCTTATTCGATCCGCTGTTCGTAGAAAAAGACAAATGGATAAAGGACAGCAGAGTAAGTCTGGTGGATCATCCCCAACAAATGTCCCTACATTTGCAAAGGGTAAAAAAGACCCAAATTATATAAAAGCAGAACCAAAACTTAAAGAATCCATGGAACTTCAAGAAGCACAAAAAGATAAACCTGGAAAAGGTAGTGGAACTAAGGATGCTTGTTATCATAAAGTCAAGTCAAGATATTCGGTATTCCCATCAGCTTATGCATCAGGGGCTTTGGTAAAATGCCGTAAGGTAGGTGCATCAAATTGGGGAACTAAAAACGAATCAATGGAAATGATGAGATATTGCCCTAAATGTCAAAAGGATGAGACTCGTGGTGAATGTAAATATGGACCTAAATTTTGGGATTTATATTCTATGCCCATTAATTTGAAGTCATATACACCTAATACTCCACATCCAGGTAATTTTCCAGAATCTTATGATCATGAGCACTCTATGGCAAGATCTGAAATTTCTACTATTATTTCTGCTGCAAAGAGACTTCGTAAAAAACTAAAAGGTGAAGGTAATATTGAGGCATGGGTTCAATCTAAAATTACTAAAGCAGCAGATTATCTAGATTCTGCTGCAGATTATGTTGATAGTGGAGAACATAAAATCAATGAATCTTCAGTACTTGGAGATAGATTAAAGATAAGAGGTGGAGAATCTCCGTATAAAAATCCGGTGCAAGTAGCACACTATGAACCAGAAAATGATTTAGTTGAATACTCAAACTGGAGAACAGATTTTGGATTAAGTGAAGACTGGCAGAAAGTTAATCGTAAAGACAAAACAGATGGATTGAGTCAAGCAGCAGTAAATGCTTATCGTCGAGAGAATCCAGGGTCAAAACTTAAAACAGCAGTAACTGAAAAAAATCCAAAAGGTAAGAGAGCGAAGCGTCGTTCTTCATATTGTAGTAGATCTGCTGGGCAGAGAGATATGCATAATATAGATTGCTCTAAAACTCCAGATAAACCAATCTGTAAAGCAAGAAAAAGATGGAGATGCTAATTCATACCTTTTGTATTACATAAATAATAAGAAGGGATGATAAGGATACAAAAACTTGTACAGATGGATAAGTAATGAAATCATTTCAACAATTTTTAACTGAGAGCATTAATATTTCAGGAGATTTTAATGGAAATCTCTATATGAATTCATCACAACCAGAAATAGCAACGGAGTCTTTTCTTGCAGATGTAGTTTGGCAAGGGAGATTATATCGTATGCAACTTGAAGGTAAAATGATGAATAAAAATGCCTTAACAGAGCAACTTCAAACAGAGTATCCTGGAGCAATAGTTCATAATGTCTATCCAGTGACAGAAAATTCAATCAAAGTTAAATCAGCGCAAAGATATCGACCAGAAAGTTTAACTTGGAGTGATTAATTCATGGCGCAGTGGAATAAAAATGAGCAAGATTATTTAAATCAAGAAAGATCTTTATTTGAAGTATACAATATAGCAGATCACTGGGGGAACCAGACAGACTGGAGACCTCAGTTTTCTAATAACAATAGACTAAAGACTGCACCTTTCCAAACAGTCTTCTTTAATACTTTTCAGTATGGTAAAGAGACTGATGTTTGGGATGAGAGAGTAGTTGGAGTTGGAACTGCAACTTGGAATCAGTATTCCAGTAATGTAATTATGCAAGTCGGTTCTACTACTGGAAGTAAAGTCATCAGACAAACCAAGAATGTAATGAGATACATTCCTGGAAGACCAGCAACTCTTGCATTTGCAATTCGACTGGAAAACCCGCAAGTAGGTATTCGTAGAAGATTTGGATTATTTGATGATAATAATGGTGCTTATTTTGAAGATGATGGTGGAACGTATTCTTATGTAATTCGCACTTCTACATCTGGTATTACCACAGAAAGAAGAGTATTCAGAGATGAATGGAATGGTGAAAAGTTTGATGGTAATGGTTGGACTGGTGTAACTGCAGACCCAACAAAACAACAGATGATTTCTATTAGTTATGAGTGGTATGGAGCAGGAACCGTAGATTTTTCTTGGTTAATGTCTGGTGAAACCATCAAGAGTCACACTTTTGATAACTCAAATAATCTTGATAGAGTATGGTGTTCTACTCCGTTTCTTCCCATTCGGGTCGAGATTGAGAATATAACTGGTGTTGCGGGAACTCACTACCTTTATCAGGGTTCTAATTCTCTGATTCAAGATGGTAACGTAGACAAACTCGGAACTCTTTTAAGTCAGTCTAATGGCATCACAGGTACTACAATGCCACTTTCAAATACATTTTATCCAATTGTAAGTTTGAGACTTAAATCAACTGCTTTGAATTCTGTAATGCTCTTAAGGTCTCTACAAGCGGTAACAAATGATAACACTAATGTATACTGGAAACTTTTGCAGAATGCAACATTAACTAATCCAGTTTGGACAAATCATGCAGATGTAGATTCATTTGTTCAGTATGATACTTCAGCAACTGCACTTTCCGGTGGTAGAGATATTCTTTCTGGATTCATAGTTTCTGGTGGTTCTACTTTGATTGAGATTGATAGACTTGCAGATTTGCAACTTGGAAGGTCTGGTATTGGAACAGTCAGTGATACTTTTACACTTGCCTGTGCATCCCCAAACGTAAATAAAACAGCACTTGCAGTATTAAACTGGATTGAACAGAGGTAATTTTTATGGCAATTGATGATATTCAATTAAAGGTAGGTGATGCATATCTATCAAATCCTAATCTAAAAAGGGCGAATACTCCTATTGAATGGACAGAAGAACATGTTATAGAATTTCTTAAATGTAAGAATGATCCAATTTACTTTGCGAAAAATTATATAAAAATTGTACACGTAGATGAAGGTCTTGTTAGTT